TCATTTATCTCAGCAAAAAAAAGGAAAAGGATAAGACAGAGGTTGTTGGAAACATTATTAAAGCTAAGACGGCTAAATCAAGACTCTCCAAAGAAAACAGAGAAGTAAATATACGACTCTACTATGATGAGAGAGGACTTGATAGATACTACGGTCTCCTTGAACTAGGTGAACTTGGTGGTATGTGGAAGAATGTTGCCGGTAGATATGAAATGAATGGTAAGAAAATATATGCTAAAGAAATATTAAAGAATCCAACAGAATATTTTACAGATGATATAATGAAACAACTTGATACTATCGCTCAAAGACATTTTTCTTATGGAGAGAATTGAAACTACTATTCTTCGTAATCTTGTTCATGATGAAGAATATGCTCGTAAAACAATTCCTTTTATACAACCAGACTTCTTTGAGGATAAGAGTGAAAAGATTATTTTTGAGGAAACCACATCATTTATTAACAAGTATGATAGTTGTATAACTGTCGAAGCACTAAATATTGAGGTTGAGAACAGGACAGACCTTACAGAAGAAGAAGTAAAGAACATTATTTCTATCAGTAAAGAGTTTACTAATACACCAGTAGACTCACAATGGTTACTGGATACGACTGAAAAGTGGTGTCGTGATCGTGCGATTTATCTTGCTTTAATGGAATCAATCCATATTGCAGATGGTAATGATGAAAAAAGAAATCGTGATGCGATACCTACTATTCTTTCTGAAGCACTTGCAGTCTCTTTCGATAACAATATAGGACACGATTATTTACAGAACTATGAAGACAGGTACGAATACTACCACAAGACAGAAGATAAGATCCCCTTTGATCTCGAATACTTTGATAAAATTACCAAAGGTGGTTTACCTAATAAGACTCTTAACATCGCACTTGCTGGTACAGGTGTCGGGAAGTCTCTATTCATGTGCCACCATGCTAGCTCCGTGTTGCTCCAAGGGAGGAACGTACTCTACATTACAATGGAGATGGCAGAGGAGAAAATTGCTGAACGAATTGATGCAAACCTTTTGAATGTGCCAATTCAACAACTGGTCGATCTACCAAGAAATATGTTTGATAAAAAGGTTAATCGACTAGCAGATAAGACACAGGGTACTCTTATAATCAAAGAGTATCCAACTGCTGCTGCACACTCAGGGCATTTCAAAGCATTACTTAATGAACTTGCATTGAAAAAATCTTTTAGACCTGATATAATATTCATTGATTACTTAAACATATGTGCATCGTCACGTTACAGAGCAGGTAGCAATGTCAATTCTTACTCATTTATCAAAGCGATTGCGGAAGAACTTCGAGGTCTCGCTGTCGAAGCGAACGTTCCGATTGTATCCGCAACTCAAACTACTCGCAGTGGTTTTGCTAGTTCTGATGTTGATCTTACCGATACCTCTGAGTCATTTGGCCTTCCTGCAACTGCTGATCTTATGTTTGCTCTTATATCTACTGAAGAACTGGAGGGTTTAAGTCAGATAATGGTCAAGCAGTTGAAGAATAGATATAATGATCCAACTATACATAAGAGATTTATTGTTGGTATTGATCGTGCAAAGATGAGAATATATGACTGTGAACAAAAGGCACAAGAAGATGTGCTTGACTCTGGAGCAAATGAAGAGTATAATGAAGAAAAGATTCCTAAGAAATCATTCGCTGAATTCAAATTTTAATTATGTCTGGAGATCACAACACTCACAACGACCAACAACCACATATCAATTACTCAGGACAAAAAGTTGACTTGGATAAGTATGCTGTATTCGTGGATGGTGTCACATCCAATCCCAGTAAGGATTATAAATCTTTCCTTGAGAGTCTTAGTGCCCTTGACGGAGAGGGTTCCAATATTCACAGGCTTCTTACTGCTGCTGTTGGCATTAGTGCTGAAGGTGGTGAATTTATGGAGATCGTTAAGAAAATGGTTTTCCAAGGTAAACCTTGGAATCATGATAATCGTGAGCATCTTATTATTGAGTTGGGTGATGTGATGTGGTATGTGATGCAAGCATGTAAAGCACTACATGTTTCACTGGATGAAGTAATCGAAGGTAATGTTGAGAAGTTAAAGAAGAGATATCCCGGTGGAGATTTTGATGTTCACTATTCAGAGAATCGTGCTATTGACGATAGGTGACGTAATAGTTAAACTTATATGTAAAGTGCAATTTCTCAAATGGATTGGGACAAGGAAGTAAAATTAGAAAAACTAGAAGACATGATCACAGTTTACGAAGAACACATCCAAAACTTAGAGAAGGAAAACAAAGAACTCAAAGCACAAGTTGTTTTTCTAAAGGAGCAGTTGGCATACAAAACATTTGGTAAACCATCCGTTGAGGATGATAAATAGTTGTAGCAAATTTAACACCATGAGAGAACAATTAATCAAAGCACTGTTAGCACATGCACAAGGTGACATTCAAAAACATGTAGCAAACGTAGAGGTGTATTTGACTAATCCTGCAGGTATTGGTGAGCACTCAAATATTGTAGAAGCAATCGAACAGGAATTGGATATGATTGCTAAGTATCAAGATCAGATAGACATAATCAATAAATATTTCAAAAATAAAGGTTAATGGCCGATATCAAAAAAGTATTAACTGATTTATCCAAAGAAGTTGCACAACTCGTTGATATAGCAAGAGCAGTTACATCAAATAATGAAGGATTAACACAAGAAGATCCAAGTTATGCTATTCCTATTGATAATAATACATCTTTTGGTAAGTTAGAAAAAGCAGGATATGGTGCTCGAATAGTAGTTAATCAAAGCACTAAGAGAGATGTTGTCATGCAAAAAATATGGACAAGTGTTGAGAGACAAAAAGATAAAATCATAAAATTATATGAAGATACCTTAAAAGAAAATGATATAGATGCAGAGATCGTTGATTTTACTTTTAGTAGATATCCGGATTACTCATCAGGATCGAAGACTATTTTATTAGAGATTCAAGAATTTTTGAAAGGAGGTGTTAAAAAAGCATATGTGACAAAAGCATTTGCTATTTTTGCAAAAGCATTGAGGACAACAAAAGGTGATCCACATGAATTAATGTCTGGTGTCCTTATTGCTACAGGCAAAGTTTATAAAGAAAATGTAATTAATCCATTAGCACTTGATAAGAGAAATGCAAAATTGGAGGAAATATGCAAAGAGATATATGATAATCGCAGAAAAGTTGATGGGTATAAGGAAAAGGATGCAAAGTTGATTGAGGGTGATATAGTAAATCTTGCTAAAGCTTTATCGATATCAAATTATATTAATAACTTATTACAAAGAAATAGTGCATCAAACATTGAAGTATATCAAACAGGTGCAAAGTGGGCAAAAAATATTCAAAAGTATAAAGGTAAAGATGCGTCAAGGGATACTATAATCAAATCTTATAACTCATCAGACTTAATTATTAAATTTAATCTAGGAAAAACAACTCATCACTGGGGTTTATCACTTAAGAAAAAGGGATACAAACCCAAAGAAGCAGACCCTACTTTACTTAATAAACCAATAGTTGGTGATGCATCAGCGAGTGGAAAGAAAACTGCAGGTTTCCTTATACTTAAAGCAAGTACTGCTGATAAAAAAAAGTTAAATGATGCTGAGAATGATTTTTTTGCTGCAGTATATAAAGTAAGATTTGGTGAAGAACCAGATTTCAAAAAAACATGGAAGAAACAATTAAATAATGCCTTATCAGACAATGAAAAAAAGGCAGCTCTTACAGGAAAGAGAGGAACACTCCGTGAGACAAGAGATTTTGTTTATCCCCCAAATACATTCTTTGCTGAGATAGATAGGGTTTTTAGAAAAGTTATGAAGGATGATGAAAACTTCAAGGAACTTTTAGATTTAATTTTTAGAATTGACATAGAAGAATATGTGAATCAGGAAAACTTTCACTTCAGTCTGATCACAGGTATCGGTGGATTAGAACCAAATGGCAAAATAAAAATAAACAAACCCGATGAAAAGAACAGCGTTTTCCTAAAACAAGTTTTTAATAATATGTTCCAAGGAAAGAAAACTAATATTGGAAGTTTTAAGGGTGAATTTAGTTTACCTGTTACTAAAGGTAAGTTTCAAGCCTTTGATGGTCGTGCAACAGCAGCAAAATTGTTCTATACTATGTTTATAGATAAACTTGCAGTGGTTGATCTAGAAGTTAGATATAAAGGAAGTATTACTGCCAAACCTCAACTTCAAGTTTTCATAACGAGGAGATTCAACAACTTCCTTAAATCTGCAGAGAAAAAAATGCAAAATCTAGGAGTACACGCATACCTAAAATGATGAACAAAGAAATAGACGAACTCTTCGATTCATTTGAAACGAAGTCAAAAAATCCAAAAGAAATGTTTAATGATTTTTTATATCATGTATTCGTGTCATTTGAATCAATGATTAAAAGTAAGAAGCACAAACGTAAATCAAATAAATATATACAAATGCGACAAAAAATTATAAATTATCTTATTGCAAATGAGAACGCAGTAAAGATGAAACTTTGCCGATGAAATCACTATTCCAATTTTTATCAGAATCACAGGCAGTCCAACAAGCCACACGTATGGGTTTGAAAAGTGACGGTCATGGAGGATGGTACGATAATAAGGGAGAGTTTGTTGCAAAGACGGAGAGAGGACAATTAAAATTTTTCAATAAAAGACAGAGAGTAGGGCAACAGGATCCACCACAGAGTGACAAAGAAAAGAAGTTATCAGGAACAACATCTGCTGCACCAGCACAAGAACCAACAATGACCATGCAACCTGCAGAGGTTGAGAAGACAAAGGGAACTTTGACGATTGCATTTGGTCGTTTCAATCCTCCTACTACAGGTCATGAAAAGTTATTGGATAGTGTTGCATCTTCATCTGACGAAGATGATTATATTATTGTTCCTTCAAGATCACAGGATAAGAAGAAGAATCCATTGGACGCAAACATGAAAGTATCCGTAATGCAGAAGATGTTTCCAAAGCATAAAGATAAGATTGTCAATGATGACTCAAACAGAACTATCTTTGACGTATTGAAGAAAGCACATAATGATGGATATGCAGGAGTAAGAATTGTTGGTGGTGCAGATCGTGTAGGTGAATTTGAAAAACTCGCGAATAATTACAATGGAAAACTATATCAGTTTGATAATGTAGAGGTGATGTCTGCCGGAGAGAGAGATCCAGATGGTGAGGGTGTAGAGGGTATGTCTGCATCAAAGCAAAGGAAGGCAGCTGCTGAAGGTGATTTGAAAACATTTATGAAGGGTGTACCAAGTTCATTAAGTAAGAAAGATGCAGAGCAGTTATATAAAAAAGTTCGTTCTGCTATGAATATTAAAGAGGGTTGGAACCTATGGGAGATAGCACCCAAGTTTGATTGGAAAGGTCTTCGTGAAAATTATATTGGTGAAAAAATATTTCGTGTTGGTCAAATCGTAGAGAATGTTAATAGTGGATTAGTTGGACGTATTATTCGTCGAGGTGCAAATCATTTGATATGTG